GATGTTGTTGACGAGCTGCTGAATGACCGCCTGGCACTCCGCCGCAGTGCCGTACGGGCCGACGTCGAGCATCCCCCACATAGTTGCCCCGCCATCAACCCTGGCGAAACAAGGGCGCCAATGGCCGTCCTCCTGGGCATCAAACGCAATTAACTGCGTTCCCGTTTCGGGATTGATGTAATTCCCGAAGAACGTCTTCAAAAACGGCATAATGGTTCCCTTCTACTCGTCCCAACAAACCCAGCACCGAATGCCTATCCCCGAGGTAGGTGTGGTCACGCGAACGCGGAGGAACTTGGAAACGGCGACGAAAGGCCGCTCGTCCGGCATGAACTGATACATGTAACTCAAAGGCGTATTCGCCGAGCTGGTGGTGTCTAGAGATACAGCGTCGAACACCCGGGTCGCCGTAATTGAACCTTCCGCCGACGCCGTATACCCCGTGTTGGAAATCCCCAGCGTCACCAGAGACGCCGGGGCGTTCGGATCCAAGGGCTGCACGCCCGTGGACACCGCATGCGCCGTCACCGTGGCGGCAACGTCGGTTTGCAGCAGCTCGATCACCGAGTCCGCACCCGGGTAGTCGTCGGCCGAGTACCCCCACGAAATGAGCTGCAGCATCCGGGTGGAGGGTGTGGACACCTGCAGCAGGGTTTGGATCGCGGTGTTGGTGACGACCGCGGCCTGCGCGGCGGTAGTGGGCATTGGCCCGTTCCACGTCTTGTACCTGTGCATTAGCGGACCGCCCTCGGAAGAATGGTGATGACACCATCACGAATCAGTTTCATGATCGCCTGGGAGAACGCGACGTCGGTGTTGCCGACGAAGTTGACGTCAACGGCGGTGGCCACCGAGGACTGGCCCATGCTGGCGCCGGCGAGGCGTTGGCTGTCCCCAGCGGTGTTGACCCGGCTGCCGGTGGGCAGGTTGACGAGTTCCCGGCCGGACTCACCCACCCAGGTGGCGCCCCCACCCCAGATGCTGCCGACCGCGTTGTGGCCGAAGTTGGTGTCGATCCGCGCCCGGGCCTGGATGTTGATGTACCGCTGGTCCTGAATCCCGTTGATCTCGGCCAGGAGTTCGCCGAGACCGTCGATGGCGTCCTGCAGGCCCTTGGTGGCGATCTGGGTGTTGACCACGTCGGGGATGTCCGCGTACTTGCCGACAATCCCGTCGATCGCGGACTGGGTGTAGCCGGCCTGACGCATCTGCTTTTCCAACGCGGCGGTGTTGCCGTCGTACTGGCGGGCCGCGTCCTGCGCGGACATGCCCGCCGCGATGTTGGCCTGGTACTGGGCCATGTTGGCCGAGATGACCGAGAAGATGGCCTGCCGGTTCTGCTCGCCGGCCTTGGTGTTGTCCGCGATCTGGTGGGTGTGCCGGTCGATGGCCAGCCCGTTCTGTTCCAGGGTGTCGTGCAGTGAGGTCAGAGAGGTGTGCCACGCGTTGGTGGTCTGGTCCACGGACATGGTGGCGGTGAACAGCTTGTTGACCATGCTGGCCGCGAGGGTATCTGCGGTGGTTTTCACCTCGTTGATTTGGCCGGCCAGGCTGTTCAGGTCGTCCTGGCTGAGCTGGGCCGTGGCTCCCAATCCGTGTAGAGACCGCGCCACGCCGTCGATGGAGGGGCCACCCCCAGTCAGGGCGGTAAATATCCGGTTTAGGTACCCGAAGAATGGAGCCAAAACCTCATTACCATTAGATATCTTCTTAAGGAATCCAGTAACCGATGTAGCAGCATTGAGAAGCCCGGCGTATAGCTTGGACAGGAATTCGATTAGGTCGCCGACGACGATGATCGTGCCGTCGATTGTCTTCATGAGGGTGCGCAGAGCGTCAGACCCGCCCTCAGACCCGCTGTCCAACGAGTCGAAGAACGAGCCCACCGCGTCGCCCAGCCCGGGCAACTCGTCGGCGAACGCCAGAAGCGCCGGGGAGTCGAGCGCCTTCTCCAACCCCGGCTCGACCTTGGCAAACATCATGGAGACGCCGTTGGCCAAGGGGACGAGCTGGCCAGCCACCTTGCTGAAGTCGATCGAGTCGAGCATGTGGGTGGCCGAGCCCTTGACAATGCCGATGGCATCCAGGAGCGGCTGCTTGAAAGGCGCGGTGTCCTTCGACAGCGTTGTCATCAGGTCGTTGCCCATGTCGGCAATCGCGTTGTGTACCTCGGGGTCTTTGAGCTGCCCCACCACACCGAGCGCGACCCCGCCCAGCCCGATACCGGCGAGAAGCGCTCCGTCAATGGTCGCGCCGATAAGGGGGGCCGCCGCCACTATTGCGGTAATGATCCCTGCCACAATGGCAGGTCCGATAACGGGCGTGGACTCGACGCCTTGGGCAGAGGAGCTGAAATTCTTGGCGAACTCCTTCCCTCCGGTCGCACCGGCATCACCCAGGGCATTGGCTAGATCATTCGTGACCTTCTTGATGTCGTCCTGCAGCGATTGGTTGTTGCGCAACGCTTTCAGTGGATCGGAGGAGCCGGTCCGGTTGAATTCCTCCCCGAGCTTCTTGGCGTCCTGCTGCAGCGAGACCAGCTTGCGGGACAGGAACTCGCTGAAACTGCCTTGCCCGTTCAGCGACCGGCCGAAGTTGTCGGAGTCGGTGGCGGTGCGCTGGAACTCTTTGCCCAGGTTTTCTAGCTCGGTGCTGCTCTTTTTGGCCGCCGGACCAATCTTCTCTGTGTTGTCCTTGGCCTTGGTCAGGCCGGGCCCGGACAGGTCGGTGGAGGTGACCCGGATTTCGATGTCGTTACTCATCCTCGGCCCCTCCTCCCATGGCCTCGATCCTCACCAGCCTGAGCAGTTCTCCGCTTTCGGCCATCAATGTGCTGTACGTGTAGCCCGGAAACCGGGCGAGAAGGCCCAGGATCAGTTGGGCGTTGGCGAGCTCGGCGGGTTTTCGGATGGGGTGTTCATCGGAATCGACGCCTCCAGGGAGGGCTCGCCAACGGAGGAGCTCGGCCCCAAAGGGCCGGACACACCAGCGCTGGCGCGCATCCACGCCTTGAATATGTCGGCGATGAAACCGCCGTCCTGGGTCCACATGCCGGCGGGCGTGCACGGAACCGGCTGCACCACGTCTTCCCCGTCCGGAGTGGTCTCGCCGGTGGGTTCCTCCAGGTTCCAGCTGATGACCCCCGCCGCCAACATGTCGATGACCCTGGCCATCTGCTGGCGGGTGCCGCCCTCGAACTTGCCGAACTCGGCGTAGTCGCAGATCTGCTCCATGGACGCCTGTCGAACCCGCACCTCCAGGCCCTCAAACTCGGGGTCGTCGAACTTCAGTAGGAGGATCTTCTTGCGTACGTACCCCATCGTTGCCCTATCTGACTGTCTACTGTGGACGATTGTGGCGGGAGCCCGGCAGCTCACCGCGGCTCAGCTCCAGGTCGGGACCGTGCCGTCCGCGAGCACCCCGGGTGCGGTGTAGGTGAGCGCCCCGTCCGTCGCGCGGGTCAGCGCGTAGTCGGTGTACAGCACCTCGGGTGCCAGGGTCTTGCCGCCGACGACCAGCGTTGTGGTCCGGGCCACCGACGTCGACGGCACTGTGGAGAACACGGCGTGACCCTGGTTGGCGGCCGGGTTGAACACCCCGGTCAGGGTGATGGAGAAGTCGGCGAGCAGCAGCAGCCGCTCGATCGCCGACTTGTCGATGCCGGTCACGTCCTGCACCGCGCGTGGTGTGGCGAACTGCAGGTTGGTGAAGTCGTTCTTGATCGTCTGCGGTGAGCCGGCCGAGTCATCGACGCTCAACGTGGTCCACCCGACACCGGACTGCTTGGCCATGGCCTATCCCCTTTCGATCGTTTCGACGATGCGGTCCTGGTGTTCGCCGAAGTCGTCGCGCCAGTCCTCGGCGCGGCTATGTCGTACGGTCGGGATGCGCAGCGGGTTACCGCGCCAGTCCCCGCCGCGCACCAGCCACAGCGGTTCCCGTTCCAGCGACACCCGGTGGTCGGCGGAGGCGAAGCACCGCTGCCCGGGCGGGAAGGTGAACACAGTCATGCCGTGCTCGCCGCGCGACTCGGTGAACGCCCGGCCGGCGTGGTGGCGGATGTGCCCGGCCTGCATCTGGCCCAGCGCGCTGGTTTCGTCGATGGTGGTTACCCAGCCCCGCAGGTGGTGCGGGCAGTCCACCTCGGCGCAGCTGGCCGGCCGCCAGTGGGTTTGCAGCGGGACGGCCAGCTCGTACGTCTTGTACGCGGCGGCGGCACCGGCCGGCAGGAGGCGGTTGATCTGCTGCATCAGAACGTCACCGCCGTGAGGTTGCGAACGAACATGACGGCGAACGCGGCGTTGGTGAACGTTCCGGTGGTGATCGCCCGGACGTAGCGCCGTACCGTGTCTGTGGCCCCCGGGGAGGCCAGGCGCTGGGCGGTGATTCCGGTGGCTGCGGTGAACGCGCCGCCGCCCCCGCCGAAGTTGGAAAAGCTCGAGTTGTCGGCCGAGTCCTGCAACGTCACCGTGACCGAGGTTCCGGCGAATCCGGCGAAGACGTGCAGGTACGCCTGCCACCCGAACGCCGTGCTGACCGTGGTCTGGTCGACGCCGGTTGCCGGGGAGGTGGCCGTGGTGTCGGTACGCTGCCCGGCGGTCAGCTGCACACCCCACTCCAGGCCAAACCCGTTGGCCATCGCACTCAGGTCGAACAGGAACCCGCCGTCGGCGGTCCGGTTGCCGTCGTAGTTGGCCTGCTTGGCGACCATGGCGGCGGCCGGGTTGCCGAGGGTGGTGCCCCGGCAGTAGGTGATGACCTGGTCGGTGGCCGGCAGCGCGCTGAGCACGGGGTGGGCGCCGGTGGGGTTGAAGTACGACACCCAGTCGATGGCGCCATCGCGGTTCAGGCCGATGCGCTCCTTGGCCAGCTTGTCGATGCCGGTGACTTCCCACGGCTTCGGGCCGCCGGAAATCTTCTTGATCGAGTTGGTGTCGCCGGACAGGTTGACGCCCTGGAAGTACAGGTTGTCGCCGAGCCCGGACTGCTTAGCCATGCTGGCTCACCGCCCCGACGGGCACCAGGTCGTCGGAGAACATGGCCCGGCGGCGATGGGTGGCCAGGTGGCTGAGGTCGGCGTCCGAGTCGGCACGGAGCGCCTCGTACGCCTGCCGGGCATCCGCGAGGACCTGGTCGCCGATCTGGTCGAGGTACCCGCGCACCCTCACCCCGTTGCGGGACGCGGACACCAGTTCCTCGCCGGCGATGAAGGTCGGCTCGGCTGTGTCGATGCCGGTGACCTCGACCGGGCGGTACCACCGGACCACGGTGCCGTCCATGATGGTCGGCGTGATGATGACGATCATCGGCATTTTCATCGGTTCTGGCTCCAGACGTCGTTGACGATCACCGGGAGCGTGATCGTCATGACCCGGTACAACTTGCTGTCCTGGGAGATGTAGCCGGCCTGCGCCTCCAGGCGGCGGCCGGACCGGCCGAGCAGGTCGACGGATTCGACGGCGCCGCCCAGGTCGAAGTCGCCGCTGTACTCGCCCATCAGCACCGCCACCGCGCTGGTGAGCCTCGGGTCGATGCCGTCCTGCGGTTCGGCCAGCATCGAGGTGTAACAGCGCACGTTCAGCACCAGCAGTGCACTGGTGGTAGCCAGCCCGGACTGCCCGGGGAACGGGCCGATGTAGTCGACCCACACCGCGGCCGAGAGGCCGTTGCCGGGCGCGTTCTTCGGCTCGTGCTGGTTGACCCGCTCGAACAGGCCCAGGGCCATGGCGTGGGACACGGCGGCGTCGAGGATGGCGTCGATGTCGATGGTGGCGTTGGTCATCGCATGCGCTCCAGGTAGGGGCGCAGCATGTGCTCCAGGAGTACGGGGATCTCGGCCTTGAGCGCCTGCACAGCGCGGCGCAGGGCGAAGTAGCCCTTGAACCGGGTGGTCCGGTTCCGGGAGCCCACACCCTCCAGCCACGGCCCGTACACAATGCCCCGGTCGTGGACCACTACGTCGGTACCGGCACGCTCAACGGTCACCTGGGTTTCGTAGTACGGGGTCGGGTGCTTGATGGACCGGTCGAGGAACAGCTGCCAGTTCGCCAAACCCTGGGAACCGACGTCGTGGGTGGCCTGGTGTAGGAACTCGCCGACCTCGTGCCGGGCGCGGCCGTCGAACAGCGGCCCGGTGACGGTGACGGTGACCTGCTCGCCCATCAGACGGCCCGCCCTCGGGCCTTGCGGCCGTGCGAGGCGTACGCCTGGGCGCGGATGTCGGTCAGGCCACGCCCGAAGAACTCGCGGATGTTGTCGCCGGTGCCGACGGTGCGGGCGTACCCGGACTGCTTTTGCAACAGCGCGTTGAGCGCTTCGGCGGTGGCCAGCTCCTGGGCCGGCCCAGGGATGACGCCCTTGGTGATCGCGGTGGCGTTGTTGTGGGTGGCGGCCGCGGTGCCTTGGGTGGCGCGCACAACGGTCAGGGTGCGCGGGGCGTATACGTGGGCACCGGTCGAATGCGTGGCCAGCACAGACCCGTCGAAGGCGCGTTTGCAGGTGAGGTTGTTGCCGGCCTGGTCGACGACCAGCATCCGCTCCGAGTCGACGAGGATCGTTTCCCCGACGGCAACCGCGGTACCGGCCTGAATGCCAACGGTCACCGCGGCGGCGGACGCGGCCAGGTCACTGGTGATGGTTTGCCCGGTGTCGAGCATCGCCTTGCCGGTGACCAGCATCCGCTCCGCGTCGATGAGGAGGCTGTCACCGACGCCGACGATGCCGGAGTCGGTGACGTCGACCCCGGTTTCGGTGAGGTCGAGGGCTTCGGCGAGTGCGCCGGCCGGCTCGGTGCTCGCGGTGTAGCCGAACACGCCTGTGCCGGCGATGGCCCGCTGGTAGGTGGGGCCGGCGGAGAACGCCGAGCTGGTCGACAGGTTGATCTCGATGCGGTCGTACGGCGGCCCGTCGTTGACCGGTTCGAGGAGGTAGTTGGAGGCGGGGATCGTGATCCCGCCGGCGACCAGCAGGCTGAGGGAGATCGCCTCGTGCTGGTACAGCCACAGCCGCCACGGCACGGACACGGGACGGCCGATGGGCCAGTCGAAGTACCGGGTACCCGACCAGGGGTAGAACTTGCGGTGCAGCTGGGATTCGACGGACTCAGTGGCGGAGACGATGGCGCCGTCGATCGCGCTGTTGGCGCGCGCCGTCTCCATGAAGTCGAGGGCCGTCTTGACGGCCTCGCGTGTGCTGTACCGCGGGTTCATCGTTCACCTCCCTGTGCCCTTGCTTTCTTGGCCGGCCGTCCCCGTGGGGGCGGGCGGGGAAGAGATCTTCAGTTGTGCGGCCGGCGCGGGGGTCGCCGGGCCGGCCGGTCAGTCAGCGGCCGGGTTCGGGGAGGGATCCCCACCCGTCTCGGGGCCACTGGTAGTCGCCGGAGGGGCAGAACCGTCCGCCGCCGTCGGGGGTGGGTTGGAGGGGGGTTCCGTCGTTGGGGCAGGCGATGGGGCCTTGCTCCCTCGCCGCCCGGTCTTCCTCCCGCTGGGTGGCGAGGATGTTGAGGAGCTGCTCCCAGGCGATGGCTGCTCACCTCCCGCATTGATGTCGCCGATCGCGTCGTTGAGCTCGCCGATCGCGTCTGCCACGCCTTGGTCGTCGACGACCGGGGGCGGCTCTTCCACGGCGGCCGCCGGCTGGAAGAACACGCCCTCGCCGGGGCGGTCCTGCGGGGGCTGCGGCTCGAACTGGTTGGACGGGCCACCGTGCACGGTGATCTTCGGCATGGCTACTCCTCACCGGCCGGCACCTCGGTACCGCTCTCGCCGGCGGTACCAAGGATCTCCGGGTCGCTGTCAGCCACCCGGTACTCGGTGGCGCCGCAGTGCGGGCAGCGCGGTGCGTCCACCGAGTACCGGGTGGTGCAGGTCAAGCACTCCCACAGCACGGCTAGTTCGCCACCACGGTGACGCCCACATCCAGCGGCACCCAGAACAAGGTCCACTGGATCGCGCCAGTCGCGTCCGCCGCTGAGTCGTTCATGCCGATCGTGCCCGGGGCGACGATCTGCCCGCCGGGAGCGTAGGAGATGGACCCGGACTTGCCGGCCGCGGCGATACCGACCAGCGCCGAACCGACCGCGGGTGGCATCACGAACATGGCCCCGACCTCGTCACCGGTGATGGTCAACGCGGTGCACATGTCGTTGGCGGTACCGACGGTGGGTGTGGCGACCAGCTTCAGGGCGGGGGTCGTGCCGCCGATGATGGTGGTGACCACCCCGTACAGCAGGGTGACCAGGGCCCGGCCGCCGGCCACGGTGAAGATGGTCGACGTGGCGTTGAGCGGCACGGTCTTGGCTGCACCACCGACCCGGGTACCGAGCGTGCCAAGCTGGATTGGTGCTTCCTTGGCGAGGACTCCCATGGGTGATCAGTCCTCTCAGGCGTTCGCCGCGCCGGGGCGCAGCAGGTTGGGCCGGTTCGCCGGGGTGCGCTGCACGGCCAGGTCGTAGGGCAGGTACAGGACGGTGAGGAGCTGCGACGTCGAGGTGACGCAGGAGACGTTGACGGAGATCCAGCCGAACCCGTCGGCGAGCTGGTCGGCCCCGACCTGGATGACGACCAGCTTCTGCTGGGTGCCGTACGTGGCCCCGACGACCACCACTTCGGATGCGGCGGCCTGGCTGACCCGCACCCAGGATTCGTCGTTGTCCAGGGCGGTCTCGGCTTTGATCCAGTAGTGGTCGATGCCGGACGCGCCGTTGGCCGAGTCCATGTCGTTCGACGTGCCGCCGGTGAAAGCGGTGGCCTGCTGGATGTCGAAGGTGATGTCGTCGGCGCCGCCGACGAGTGTGTGGGCGATGATCGCGATGCCGGAGTGTCCGGCCATCGAGATTCGCTGCCCGGTGGCGGCGTCGGAGGTGTTGATGTCGACGGGTGCGACGCAGGTGCCTACGTCGAACAGTCGCCCGAGCCCTTCGATGAACATGTGGTGTGCCTCTCCGCCCGGGGGTTTATTGCCGGGCCGGTGCCGCCTACCGGCGCCACGGTGGCGTCTCGGCGTAGAGCGTGTACCCGGCGAGGTTTGCACTCGGGGATCGACCTAAGCCGATCTCCCCTCT